AGACGCCGTCCAGTGCTGAACTATTGGCTAAGGGCGGCGACCAGATCGAAGCCTTCAAAAACATGGATATCAAATACGACCCCAGCTATATGGGAACGCTGGCAACCCAGATCGAGCAGAAACTCGTCAACGAAGGAGTGTTCCCCGAAGATGCCCCCGGTCTTTACCAATCGATCCGTCGTCTCAACGACTACGTCCCGCGCAGTGACGACCCCAGCGCGACCATCAGCGTCGGCCCCGCCAACCTCATCTCGATCCGAAAAAACATCGCCAACAAATTCGGGCAAGCGGGCGAGAACCAGCACGGGGTGGGAGTGGCGCACGGGGCGTTCAACGATTTCTTGGAGAACCCTCCTGCGGAAGCTGTTCTGGCTGGAGCCCCTGCCACCGCGAGTGCCGGATCGCTCGACAACCAAATCGGCGCCGCACTCGGCGCCTCCATCTACAAAGAAGGTCGAGGCAATTATTCCGCAGGCATGCGTGACGCCGAGCTTGAGCGCATCCAGCGCGAGGCCGGTCTCCGCTCCCGTTCTGCAAATTCAGGACAGAACCTCGACAATTCCATTCGATCTAGAGTTACGAGCGCAATCCTCAACGCTAAGGCGCTGAAGGGTTTCACGCCTGCAGAAGAGGCGATGCTGGAGCAGGTGCCGGAAGGCAGCGTAGGAAATAATATCCTACGTTGGACCGGCAACTTCATGGGCGGCGGCGGCGGTCTTGGCGCGGGCGCTGCGATGGGGCTCTCCAGTGCGGGCGCTCGCATGCTGGGGCTTGGAGAAGGCGCTTCAAGCGCGATTGGCATGGCGGTCCCGGCCATCGGCGCGGCCCTGAAGAAAGCGACCGGCAAAAGCACATCCGAAGCACTGAGTGAAGTGCAACAGGCAACGCGGCAGCGTTCGCCGATGTTCGAGCAGTCGCTCCCCGGCCAAGACCTATTCCCCGACCCCGGTGTGACGCCACGCGACACGATGGCTCGAACACTGATGCAAATGTACAGCGAACCGCAGGGCGTCCCGGTGTCCGAGGACGACACCGCATCGCCCCGGCGCGTGATCATCGACACCACCAATTTGCCCTGAGGTGAGCCCATGCCGCGCGACGGGTCTGACGTCTACAACGTGCCACCCGGCACCTACGGTGTCGAAGACACCACCATCGCGAGCGCGCCCTACAACGCGTTCGTGGACGACATCGCGCAAGACCTGAACCATCCACGCCCGGTGCTCGCGGGCGGCACGGGCGCGACCAACGAAACCGACGCGATGACCAACCTTGGCGGCGAGCTTGCCGACCAGCAGGTTACGAACTACGACAGCGACCCGATACAGGCTGGCTCGTTCTGGTCTGATGCGACCGCGACCGGCGCTCCCGTCGCGGCGCATGCCTTCACCGGCATCTGCTACGCCGCCGACGCCAACAATATGTTTATCGAAGCGCGCGACACCACCACACAGCAACTCTATCTGCGCCAGAAGAGCGCGGGTGCCTGGGGCGCGTGGGGCGCCGCTGCGGGCTCGACCAGCATCAGCGTGACGCCGGTCGGCAACATCGCATCGACCAACGTGCAGTCGGCCTTGGCTGAACTCGACACTGAGAAGGTCGCCAAAGCTGGCGACACCATGACCGGCATGTTGACGCTCGCCGTCGATCCCGCCAATCCGCTCGACGCCGCCACCAAGCACTACGTCGATCAGGGCGTCGGACAGTGCATGCTGGTGGCTGGCGGCCAGACCATCACGGGCGGCTTCGCCGTCGCGGCGTATGCGCTGCCAAGCGGCAGCTTCACGCTCAACCCACTGCTCGGCAATTATCAATACATCACCAACAACGGTGCGTTCTCAATCGCCCCGCCAATCGTTGACTGCGCCGTCGATCTTCTGATCACCAATGGCCCAAACGCTGGCGCCATCTCGATGACAGGATTTGTTGTTGGCTCGAATTACGGCGATCCGTATACGACGACGAACGGCAGCATGTTCATCTTTTCGATGCGCCGCATCAACGGCGTTTCGACCGTAGTCTTCAAGGCGCTGCAATGACGACGGTCCTATTCAAGGACCCGAACGATTATCTGGGTCTGCGTGGCAGGAAGCTGAAGAAGCTTTTCCTTGGCACGCTTGTGATCGGCGCGCTCTCGCTTGGCCTCTGGCACAAGTTTGAGCAGATCGCGACCGGGCAACAGCGTGCCGTCTCCTACGTCAGCCAGCCGCATCAGACGCGACCAGATGTCGTTCTCTCGGTCACCGTATTTTTTACTTCCGGCACGTCGTTCAATCGAGACACCGTACTTCCGGGCTGGAGCAGCGCCGGGACAATCGATTGCATCGGCGGCGGGGCTGGCGGCGTCAACGGCGGCGGCGGCAGCGCGGGAGGCGGTGGCGGTGGTGGCGGTGGTGCGTGGGTTCGATCCAACAATCTGGCTCTTCCTGCGACCGTCACTTATGCCGTGGGCGCGGCAGGCGGGGCAAATCAGAACGGCGGCAGTACATCGTTTAATGGTGGCACCGTCGTCGCCGCTGGCGGCTCAACGGGCAGCGGAGTTAATCCGGGTTCGGGCGGCAACACTTGGACTGGCAACGTCAATGCTGCGGCTGGCGGCAACGGCGGCAGCGGGTTCTTGAGAGCAGCAGCCGGTGCAGGCGGTGGCGGCGGTTGCGGTGGGCCAAGCGGTGCGGGCCGATCTGGCGCGGCGGCTAATCAGACGATTGGCGGCGTTGGCGGCGCGGGCGATGCTGGCGCTGGGGGCGCTGGCGGCTCTGCCGATACCGTAGCTGCGGGGAATGGCGGCAACGGCGGCGGCGGTAATGAATGGGGCAGCGGTTTCGGCTGCGGCGGCGGTGGTGGTGGCGGCGGCGCAGTTGGCGGGGCTGGCGGCGCTGGTGGCGGCTATGGTGCTGGCGGTGGCGGCGGCGGCTCCAGCTCCCCCGCTGGAAGCGGCTTCCAAGGCTTCATCGCTGCGACATACACGCCGCTGCCTGCGCCAACCGTAGGTGGCTGTTCTCCGACCAGCGGTTTCACCCAAGGCGGCACGCCGGTCACGATCACCGGCACCAACTTCGCTAATATCACTGGCGTGACCTTCGGCGGCATCGCCGCGACCAGCGTCGTCGTCGTCAACGCGACCACGATCACCTGCGTGTCGCCGCCGCATGCTCCGGGTCTCGTCAGCGTCACCGTCACTAGCTCTGGTGGCAGCGCCAGCGGCAACTTGTTCACCTATCTTCAACCGGCGAGCGGCTTCAACATGCCAATGCTGGGTTTCTAAAATGCCGCGCGACGGAGGTGGGCACTATCATGCGCCACCGGGGACTGACGGCGCACCGAACACCACCATCGACAGCGCACGCTATAACCTGTTCGTTGCTGACCTCGAACAGGTGCTCAATACGCCAGCGCCGATCATCGGCGGCGGGACCGGCGGAGCCACGCCCGACGAGGCGCTCGACAATTTAAGCGCCGAGAAGAAGGGCCAGGTTGTCACCAACTTCGACAGCATGCTCTGGGAGAGCGGCTCGTTTTCTTCCAGCGCGGGCGCGACCAATCCGCCGGTTGCGGGCCACGCGTTTGCTGGCATCGTCTACGCCACCGACGACGACAATATCTTTGTCGAGGCTCGCGACGTCACCGACGGCAAGCTTTATCTGCGCCAGAAAAACGCAGGCGTGTGGGGAGCGTGGGGCACGGGTTCGGGAGGCAGCGGCGCCTCAGTGCTGGTGTCGGACACGCCGCCGTCAGGCGCGCCGGATAATTCGCTGTGGTGGGAGAGCGACACCGGCTCGCTCTATATTCTTTATAACGACGGCACCTCGACGCAGTGGGTGATCGCGTGCCCGCAGCCTGAAGCGCCCGACCTCACGGCGTATCTGCTGAAGGCTGGCGACACCATGACGGGCCTGTTGACCCTGTCAGGTGCGCCGACGGCGCCGCTGCATGCCACAACGAAGACCTATGTCGATACAGCGGTCGCCTCGTCACACTCACCGGCATTGTGGACGCGCACGGTTCTCACTGCCGGACCACCGGGCACCTACACCACGAAGGCCGGATGCAAGGCGATCAACGTCCGTCTGGTCGGTCCCGGCGGCGGCGGCGCAGGCGGTGTCCCCGGCGGCGGCGCAGGCGGCGTCAGCACGGCGACGACGTTCGGTTCGCTCTCCGCAGGCCCCGGCGGCAACGGCGGCACCATCGGCAATGCGCCCGCTGTCGGCGGCACCTGCAGCGGTGGCGACATCAACCAGCAGGGCAACCCCGGCATGGCATGGGGGCCGGGTGGTTCGTCGCAAGTCATTCAGGGCGGCATCGGCGCGTCGGGTCCATGGGGCGGTGGCGGCTACGGCGGCTGGCCCGGTGGCAACGGTAGCCCCGCATCACCGGGCAGCGGCGCTGGCGGCGGCGGTGGCGGCGGCACCACGGGCGGCAACAGCGGCGCCTCCGGCGGCTACTGCGAAAAGCTGATCGCCAACCCGGCGGCGAGCTACGCCTATTCGGTCCCGGCGGGAGGAACAGGCGGCGCCGCTGGCACCAGCAACTCCGCACCCGGCGGCGCTGGCGGCTCCGGCATCATCATCATCGATGAGTATTATTGATGGCGCTCGACTTTCCTTCTTCGCCTTCGGTTGGCCAGACTTATCCGAACCCCGCCATCGCTGGCGTGCCGGTCTATGCGTGGGACGGCGAGAAGTGGGGCGCGGGCGGCGCAGGCGCGTTCGATGCGCCATCCGATGGCAGTGCCTATGGCCGTCTGAACAACGCATGGGCAAAGGTGCTGCCGATTGCTGGCGGCACGCTGACAGGGCCGGTGAATGCACCGACGCCAGCGATAGCCGACAACTCCACGAAGCTGGCGACGACCGGTTTCGTCAACCAAGACAAACTTATTCCGAACGGCACCGACCTCAACACCATCGTCGCCCCCGGCACCTATGCCTGCAATGACAACACCAGCACCAACGGCCCGGTGGCTGGCGGCCAGTGGTATCTGCACGTCCAGACCTATGGGGGCGCCCCAGCCTATGTGATGCAGCGCGCCATCGATCTCACGGCGGTCCCGAGCGGGATGTACGTGCGAACGAGGGTCAACGGCACTTGGGAGCCGTGGGCTAAAGTCGGCTCGCCTCCCGTGGGCCACATGCCCGGTGATCTGACAGGCGGTGCTGCTGCCGCTGGCGAGGTCGGCGAAGTCCTTTCGGCGAGCGCGCCTTCGGTCGGCATTCCGAACGGGGCGTCCTTCAACATCGCCTCGATCCCGTTGACACCGGGCGACTGGGACGTTTCCGCGATTGGCCTCCTTAATCTTTCACCGCTGACAATTCAGACTTTCGAAATCAGCATCTCGCAGACGTCGGCAACTCTCGACAACACGGTCGGGCACTTGGCAACGTTCGTCAGCGGGGCCTTCGTTTCCTATTACGGCATGAGCCTCGCGGTCCCGCCGTTCCAGATCAGGGTCGCGGTGAACACGACCATCTATCTTGTCGGGTACGTCACCTACAACGGCGGGAATGGTGGCACCGCCGCAGGCTTCCTGCGAGCGCGGCGCATGCGATGAGCGTGAGGATTTAGAGCGATGCCTTATGTAGCACGCAATCAACTCGGCAACATCGACTGTCTGTTTGGAAACGAGCAGCCCGGTGTTGCCGAAGAATTCTTGGCTGACGACGATCCTGAAGTGGTGGCGTATCTCACCACGCCGCAGCCGCAGGTCGAGGACGTCGTGCTGTACGATCACGAAAACCGCATCCGCGCGCTGGAGGGCGCGCCGCCGCTGACGCCTGAAGAGTTTCGACGCAAGGCGACGTGATCACTCGCCACGGATCGCCGCGAGCGCGGCTTTCCCGGTCAGCGGCATCTTCCGCGTCTCGCCGCTCTGCTTCGCCTTCATCTTGGCGATGCGACCGGCGGCCTTTTTCTTTTTGAGGTCGGCCTGTTCCTGCCTGATCTGGTCGGCGACCGGGTCGACCTTGTTGCGCTGGAGGAACGACGGGATCGAGGTGTCGATCTCGGCCTTCTCGACCTTCGGCGGCTCCGCGATCTCGCGCACCCCCGACACGCCCCACTCGATGATCGTCAGTTCGCCCTTCGGCTTCGCTGGCGCCGTCCTCTGCATTCGCTTCAACTGTCTTTCGAGCTTGTCGATCATGGTGATCGACCGCTTGAGTTTCGACTTCCATCGCGTGAGCGATGCGATGACCTGTTCTTCAGTCTGTCTCTTTGCCATTGGCATCCTGCCTCCCGTGGTTGAAGAGATACTGGCCCGCGCCCCACATGGGGTGCGGGCCTTTTTTGCTTTTCAAAGCACGAGCATCATACCACGGTCGGTTTTTCGAAATTGCGAGCGAGGTCGGAAAGCCGAGCGCGAGACCCCTTGTTTTATAGGCTCAAACGCACTTCAAAGAATTTTTGGATTGCATGAATTCGCGCAAAAAGGACAGGCCGCGGCCTCGATCAAGCGCGCCAAGTACCTTGTTTTATAGGGTTTGGCGACTGCAACAAAAAGTTATCGCGGCCCGCGAGGCTCATTGTTTTCTTGTCGACTGAGATGGTTCTGATCCCGCACCGGGTGCGAGCAGGGCATCTGGACCCGGTTGCCTGCAGACCTGACACATCAGCTTGATGCCGGGATATTGGCGCATGGCCTTTTGCCCAGACGGATAGACCGCGACGTCGTGACCGCAGCCGTGGCATTTCGCGGTGATCTGGTCCGGGTGAAACTTCGTCATGTCGGCGAGCCGCATCACAATCAATTCCGTCATTGCACCCTCCAAGACTTACAGCCACGTCTCCACGATCTGCGGTTCGTCCTCTGCGTTGCGGCACAGGCACGTCAGATGCATCTCGTAGCAAAGCACATCGCGCAGCGCGTCCAGATCATCCATGACGATGATGCTCGCCGTCGGCTTCGGGCCAGTGGCATCAACTTCAAAGCGCCGTGCCACGAACTTGCCGGGATAGTCTTTGGGGTTGTCGTACACCGCCCACATCGCCAGCGACGTCATGGCTCGTCTCCCGGCTTCCATTTCGCTCGCTCGTAGATTTTGGTGAAGGTCAAACCCGGCTCGACAGTCAGGCGTCTGAGGATGTCGGCGAACGAAACGTCGGGGCCTTCGACCGCGACCTCGAAATGACAGCCGGGATGCGCCGTGTCGAAATCGCGAAGATGCTGCAGCCACGCCTGCTGCAGCTTCTCCGGCACATGGGCGAGGGTAAAAATCTTGACGTTCATTCTAGCACGACCTTCGGAAACATATCCTCGCGCCACTCGCCGCCGCCGTCCTTCTCGCTTGGGATGCGATGGGCGCGGACAATCGGCAGGCGTTCGGTCGGATGCGGCCAGCGTGTGATATTGAACCTGCTCTTGCAGCGCACGCATTCGATGTTCTGCGCCAGCCCGCCGCGAGGACCGGGCCGGAAAATAAAACAGCCGCAGTCAGGGCAACTCTCGTTGTCGGCGAAACAGACGTCGTCGTTTGCCATTCTACTCCTCGATGCACTCAGGCTCGACGCTGTAGGCGGTGAGCGGTCGGTTCGGTCTGCCATCCGGTCGGATCGGACGAACGAGGCTCTGCGCCTTCCAGCACGCCAGCGCCTCGTTGAAGGTGGCGAAGCGCTGGGCTTTCTTCCGGTCGTCGGTCCAGCATTCGGCGCCCATGCCACGATTGGCGTCGGGGTCTGACCATTCGAGATAGGGGCCCTTGACGACGTTGCCTTTAATGGCGGCCAGCGTCAGCGCCTCAAGGGTGGCTTCGTCGGCGCGGGCCGACTTGCCCGCTGGGCTGATCAATCGCAGGACGTAATACATGGTGCCTCTCCTCAGTGCAGGGTGGTGGGCTGCAGCGGCGGTGGTTCGTCGGCCCGAAACTCCGATCTCTCGGCGAGCAGTTGGCAGTTCAGTTCCGACATCGCGCCGAACGCCTTGCACATCTCGCGATGACTGACCTGCACGCGCAGCAGGAAACTCATCGTGAGACCCGCTCCGATGTTGTATCCGGCGAGGACCGCCTGCAGCAGCGCGAGGGCGGGCCGTTCGGTGATGATCACAAGCAGCAACAGGAGCACGGCCGCCACGAAGTGACAGAGACGAAGCGTTCGCAGCGATGGCATCCAATTCATCGGCGTGCTCCCTGTGCGCGCCAGTCTTTACTTTCTGGCGGGAGGATTTTCGATAGCGGCGATCATCAGGGCAAGGATGTGCGGCTTGATATAGTCCGGCAGCAGTTTAAGCTGCTTCAGCATTTTGAGGCTCATTTTGTCGACGGCAAATTGTCCCGCCGCGATCTTGGCGTCACTGTCCATCAACAGTGATGACATGCTGACATCGAGCAGGGCGGCGATCTGCATCAGACGGCTTGCCGAGACACGGTTGGTGCCCTTTTCGTATTTCTGGACCTGCTGGAAGGTGATGCCGAGCTTCTCGCCCAGCATCGACTGGCTCCAGCCCTTCTCGACCCGCGCTGCGCGCAGCCGCAGCCCGAGCATTCCGTCGCCGCTGGTCGTCTTGCGCTGCACGCCCAGCTTTAATTCCTTGCGCCTGACCATTGGTCACTCCTTGTTGTTATTGTTGCGCTTCGCGGCCTTCTCGCGTTTTTTGCGGAGCATCTCTTTGTGCTCCCTGAACTCTTCACGCGCCTTCGGGATTTCGGTGTCGTAGTTCGGCTTGCTCTCGCGGGTCAGCCCGTACTCATAGCCCATCGCGGCGGCCATCTTTGCGAACGTCGAGTGGCGCGGGCTCTTGGTGTCGCCGCCAAAAATTTTCTTGACGGTGCCGACGCCAAGCCCAGCGAGGGCTGCGAGATCGCTCTCCTTGATGTGGTCTTTCTGCCAGATCGTTCGGAAGCGGTCGATCTCCGGGTCCTTGTTGATGAAATTGTAGCTGCGCGTCAGCCAGCCTCTAGCCATTTGAGGTCTCCTCGACAGTCTGTGGTGGTGCGGTGTTGTTGGTCGTCGGCTTGGAAGGCTTCTCGGTGCGGGTCACGAGCACGTACTCGCCCGATCCGCTGGCCCCAATCCGCTTGGCGACCCTCTTTTTCAGGAGATCGTCGATGGCGCCGTAGACGCCGTTGCGTGCGCGGCCTTCCTTTTCGAACAACTCGATGATCTTGCGGGTGTTGAACCTGCCGTGGTTGCGCTTGGCGTAGGACAGCACGACGTCGCGGCCCGGTTTGGCGAACGTCTCTCTCTTCTTCGGGGCCTCTTTCGCGGTGCCCTTCTTCGGGGCCGCGATGGCCTTGACGTCGGCGCGGCTGTACTGGCCGGGGCCGAGCTTCTTCAGGATGCCCTTGTCGACCAGCGTGGCCAGCCCCGGATAGCACGACGAGGCGGTACGCCCGTTCTCGGTGAAGTGCTTCACGGCTTCCGACGCGCGGAAGGTCGGATGTTCCTTGATCCACTCCAGCAGGAAATCCTGCGAGCTAGTGTCAAAGGAGCGGCGGGTGTTGAAGGCTGAGACTTCAGTGATCAGTTCATTGCCAGTGACGGTCAGCCCCTCAATATGCGAGAGCCTGAACATGACGACGCCGAGATTGGCAACGTCGCACTCACAGGTGATCCTGAAGCGGTGATGTTCCGGCGGGGGTGGTGATTTTGCCATCCGTGGGCTCCCTTGAGGTATCGCATTCTATGGGAATACTCTCATGCAACCTTTGCGGCAACATTGTAACGGAAACAAGCGACCGAGAGGTTTATTCCCAAAAATCAGGAACGGTTGTTTTTATAATCACGATAGGTCAGCCGTCCTTTCACAGTTTCGAAACATCGCATTGCAGCGTTGTTGACGGTTGGCAGCGGCTGGTTTGCGTGGTGGGATCACGTTGGCCTTTGGGGCGATTGCCAATGGTCGAGAAAATGACGAACCTGCCGGGGCGTTTTCTAAAATGACCAAATTGGTCGGGAAAAAACTAAGAAAAACAAATCAGCAGGAGACTGGGGACTATGGCAAAAGCGATCTCGGGCGCGCTCGCGAAGCGCTACCGACAGTCTGTCATCGTATCGGAAATGATGGTTTCCATCGTGGCGGGCGTTCGGCGCGCATTTCGCAGCAAGAAAAATTTCAGCAGATTGTTTGAGCAATGGTGGGTCGCGATGGCGATCCGCCTGAATGACGGGTGCGGTGGCCAGCCGCTAAAAGTCGCAGACATTGAGAAGCATTTAGGCATTCCGCGAACCAACGCCGACCGGGCGGTCAAGGCTCTGTTGGCCGAGGGGATGATCCGCGAGGAGGGGCGGGGCTTCGTCGGCGACATCGCCTTTCTTGAGAAGCACTTGGACGCCGACTACTTCAAGATCGCTGTCGCGGCGATCCTGATCGCCGCCGACAAGCTTAGGAAGCTCTGAAGTATGATGATATCGTTGTAGCAGCCATTGAGACTGTCTTTGGAGGTTTCGATGGTCAGGGCGTGACGCGGTTATCGGACCACCGTCACGCCCGCTTTGCGTCAAGCAGCGAGATGCAGGGGCGACCGGGCGACCGCCGGTCGCTTGCCGATGATCCGGCGCAGTTCGGCATCCAGAGCGTCGAGCACGGCCCGCTTCTCCTTGAGCCGTTTGGAATGCACATAGACTTTGCCGGTGACACTCGGCACTTGCTCCACGTTTTCGCCAGCGCCCTTCTGATGGTCGAGGCACTTCGCGATCTGCGCGTCGGAAAAACCGAGATCGCCACACAGCGAGGCAGCGGTGCGCCGAAGGTCGTGCGGCGTGAAATCTTTCAGGCCGAGAAACTTGATGACGCCCGGTCGGATGGTCCTCTTTTTCTTGTCCCGCTTGCCGATGAGTGCGTTGGAAAGCGCATTGCGGTCGTGGATGGCGTCGGGATCGAGCGCACGCGGCGCGAAGATCACTTCACGGTTATGAAGTGACAGGGCCTCCTCGATGATTTCGGCGGCGAGGCTGTTGAGCGGCTGTTCAATGACGCGGCGCTTCTTGACGAACTTCATGGGCACGCGCCAGACCGCCGCCTCAGTGCCGCGACCGATGATGAAAGATTTGCGAGAGCCCAGAAACTCTTTCGAGCGCAGCATCGTCACCAGTTCGAATTTGATGCCCAGCGCGATGGTGCGGGTGCAGGGAACGTCGGGGTGATCAAGGCCCCACCACAGCGTGCGGATTTCGTCCTCGAACAGGACGTTCGTGGACGGGTGTTCCTTCTTGACACTCGGGAGGTTGTGGACCGGGCTGCAGGGCAGGCCGTAGGGACGCCCAGCTTCGGCGCCCCACTTGAACACGCGCTTCATGGCGCTGCGGGTCTGCCGTGCTCCGCTGGTCGAACGCTTGGCGATATGAAGCTGGATTTGGGCGATGTCGTTGTTGGTGACATCTGCCGGAGCCATGAAGCCAATGGCGGGGCGCACTTCACGGTTTAAAAAACCCTCGACATTCTTCCAGCTTTCGAGAACCGGGCGCATCTCGCCATCCGCCTTTTTTTCGAGGGCACTGACTTCGGCGATCCAGTCATCGATCATCTGACTGACGGTGCTGCCGCTGACCGTTTTCTTGATCCTGACTTCGTTCTTGATGTTGTGACCCAACCCGGCGCGGCCAGAGAGGTCGTTCGCCTTGGCGCGGGCCAGTTCGACGGTCCAGCCCTTCGGATCGTAGACGCCAATCTCGACCTGCTCCTGCTTGCCGAGTTTCTTGTTCCAGTATTTGAAAAAGAAGGTCGCCCGGCCATGCTGGGCGTCCCCCTTCGGGGGCAGGACGCTGACATAGAGGCCGGGGCACTTGCTGTCGAAGGTCTTGGTGCGTTTCGCGACCTTGGCGGTAACGGTGTTTGTGGTGATCAACGGCATCGGTTTTCCCTTTTTGGAGTTCTAGTGCCGGGCACTAGAGACAGCGAAATCGAGTTGAACCGGGATAACCGAGGCTAACGGGAAGTGCCTATTCCACAAGGCTTTTGTCTGTTCATCCCGGTTCAACTTGACATCATTATCGAGCCGTTCTGTGATGCGGTCAAGCACAAAAAATCCCTCGCCAAAAATGCGAAAAGTCCTTCTGCCGCAGGCACTTCTTGAATAATCGTGGATGTGAACGAAAGGCGCCCAAAGCCCGCTGGGCACTAGATAGGCACTAGACACCCATCTATCAGTAGTCTGAACGCCCCTGAACGGGCTTGTCTGCTGATCCGGCGCTTCCTGAACGCGGTTGACGGAGGATGCGGCTATTGACGGGCAAGGTCTGTTGCCATGCCGCGACCTCGTCAGCGAACCAGAAGCGACGGTTGGGGCTGGCGTAGTGGCTGGCCGGGAAAGCGCCCCTCCGCTCCATCTTGAACAGCGTCGTGCGGCGCACCGGGACGATCTCCAGCACTTGGGCAACGGTCAGCATGCGGCGGGGCTCGTCACTCATGCGTCGATCTCCTTCCTGCGGTAGATGGCCCGCGCCTTGCGCAAGCGCATCAGCGCCCGCAGCAACGTCACCTCGCACCGCTCCATCTCATCTTCGGCAAGCGTTCGGAAACCGGGCCGGATCGGCAGCGCCTTGGTGTGGCGCTCGCACATCTCGGCGCCCGCCTCGATCATCTGCAGGTGGTTGCTGACCTCGAACTGCCAACGCTCAAGCGTCATGCCCACGGGTGCTCTCCATCAGGGAGACGATCATCTCGCTGCGCTGCTGGGCCTGCGCCGCCATCTGCATCTGCATCATGGTCGATTTTTCAATCGCGTCGGCACTGCGTTCGTAAGCCGTGGCGACACGGTTGAGCGCGCCTGCGATGGCGAACAGGCCGTCGCACACATTGGTGGTCACCGTGCCGGTGACATCGTTGTATTCGTGACTGGTCAACAGGTCAGTCAGGGTCGCGGTGATCTTGGAGGAGGGGCGCGAATTCATGGGTGGCCTCGCGGCTGGTGTGGTTGGCAATGTCGATCTCGATGACGGCCAGCACATCCCGGTATTGGCCGTCCCGAAGGTCTTTGCAGACGGTGCCAAGGGAGGTGCGGTCGAGGTCGACCTCGCGGAAAAACGGTGTCGTGCCGCGAAACGCCTCGATGACGAGGTACATCGGCTCGTTAAAGGTCATGAGCCTTGCTCTCGATCTCGCCAACCACGTCCTGCAGCCGCAGGATTTCCTGATTGAGGCGACCGCAAAGCGCGATGTGCTCCTCCATCTCATGCTTGCACCGGGCTGCGCTCTGCAGCGCGCGCTGCGCGATGGCCTGCAGTATCTTTTCGAGGGTTCTGGTTTTTTCGAACAGGTCGTTCGACAGCCCCTCGATGCAGGCGTTGACCGCGTCTCGATGTTGGTCACCGTAGGCGGGCGGCAAAACGTCAACATTGGTGTCGGGCCTACCGCGCCGCAATTCTGCGATAGCACGATCAACTTCCGCGAAACCTTGTGCTGCCATGTTCGTTGTCTCCCGTTCGGCACAAAAAGGGAGCGGGAGACTATTCCCATAGATTGGGAATTCACAATACTCAAAAATCTAGAATTTAGGTCAGAAGCGCAGCCCCAATAAATCGGGCATAATGCCCTATAAGCGGCATCTGGATATAGATAAAATATACCACCGGAGGACGATCAAACGAGGGTGACACCGCCATGGTCGAGCATTTTCACAATGACGAAATCAATGTTGAGAGCATAGCCGCTGAGATGGCGTCCTTTTTCCCGCTCGATGATGCCGACGCCTGCCGAGATATCCTTCGCGTGCTGCCCGTTCTTGTCGAACAGTTGCTGGGAATGCGGCGCGAGCGTCATGCGCGGGATGCGTCAGCCTGACTTGGCGCCCTTCTTCCGCTTGGAAGGCTTGTCGGTCGCGCTGATCCGGTTGCTACGGGGTAGCTTCCCGTTCGATTTGGCGGCGCGCTTGGCAGCGCGCTGGGCAAGTTTCTCCTTGCTTTCCCATCGCTCAACATCCCTCAAGCGCTGCCTAAAGTAGGGCGAGAGGGCTCTGGTGTCATCGAACCACAACCAGTCTGTCGAGAAGTCCGGTATTCTTTTCCGCAGCGCCCAAGCGGCCTCGCGCGGGATCGGGTAGCCACGTTCGTAGTGCGACCACCTCTTGTATCCGATGCCGATGAAGGATGCGAACTGGGTCTGGTTCATGTTGTAAATCAGCCGCAAAAGCCGAAGGCGTTTGCGATAGTCCTCCTTCGAAAAAACAACAAAAACAGTCACCTTCGAGTACCCCCTTGCAGTTCCGGCTCCCGCAACCGTCAATATATAACACCAAATATGACCAACCGTTCTAACGTAGGTCAAATTTTTCTAGATTTTTGGGTATTGCTAGATATTCCTGAAGGCGTATCTTTCCCTCAATTCACAATCATTGGGATGTGCGTCATGCGTCGTCTCCAAAATGTTCGTGAGGTCGTTGCCGTCCTCGGCGGAATTCCCGAAGTCGTCAAGCTGACCAATGCCACGACCAAGAACGTCTATTATTGGACCGGGCAAGCCCACTCCTTCCCCGCGCGCTACTTCAAGAAAATGAACGACGCTTTGAAAAAGAAGCACTGCTCTGCCCCGGCCAAGCTGTGGTGTCAGGCCGGTTACGAAGACTGAAGCTTTTCAAAGGAAGTTCGAGATGCACGAGAGTGTCGCTGTCGCGCCGCTGGCGCTGAGGCATGCCGTCGAGGAACAGTCCGGTCGCTATCCCGACGACGGCGAAGTGCTGGATCGCCTGCTGGCGTTTCTCGAAACCAAGCGCCCAATGATGCGCGAGATCAGGGACAGCGTCTGCGAATTCTACGGCCTCGAACCCGGCGAACTCGATAGCCGAAGTCGCTTCGCCGATGTCTCTTTCAGCCGCCAGATGTTTTGCTTCCTCGCCTACAAGCACACCCGCTTTTCAATGCAGCAGATCGGCTGGCAGGTCGGCGTGAGAAATCACACCACGGTGCTGCACGCCATCCGCAAGATCGAACGCTGGGTCATCTTCAGGCCGCTCGTTGCCGACGACGTCGATCTGTTGCGCATGCGTATCTCCGAGAAGGTGCTGCTGCGTTGGTCACAGGGGAGGGGCTGATGTTGCGGCTAGCCAAGACCGAAGTCGCGCCCATGCTGCAGGAGCGGGTCATTCGCATGCACCTCGACGCGTGCTTCTTCCAAAAGCTGACGAAGCCGCAGATCAGGGCGCTGTATCCCCTCCTTGAGGCAACCCGCGACAAGCTTTCCGAAGTGCTCGACAGAGCGGATGGCAAACATGTTTAACATCGATGAGCTTCGTCGCCAGATCGAAGCGATGCTGCGCGACTTTCCCGACCTCATCGAAGACGAGACGCTACGCCTCGACATGCTCGACGGCCAGACCGACCTTCGCGAGGCGCTGGCGGGACTAGCCGACAAGATGCACGACACCCTGTCGATGATGGCGGCGCTGACGCAGCGCATCGCCACCATGACGGAACGCCGTGGCCGGTTCAGCCGTCGCGCCGACTTTCTGCGCGCCTTGATGCTGAAGGTGTTGCAGTCTGCCGACCTGCGCAAGATCGAGCTTGCCGAAGCCACGCTGTCGCAGCGCGCCGGTCAGCCGAAGATCGTCGGCGAGGTCGACGTCAACACGCTCCCGGCTGAGTTTGTCCGCGTCACTACCGAGCCCAATCGCGTGGCGATCCGCGAGGCGCTGATGGCCCATCGCGAAATTCCTGGCCTTTCACTGAGCAATGCCGAACCCGGTCTGATCATCAAGGTCAAGTGACATGGACACGATGGACCTCTTTACCTCGCTGTGCGAGCCGTTCCCCATCGAGGAGGTGTCGTGGCGCGTCGGCCCGACCAACGAGAAACGCAAGAAGCCCGACGACCCATTTCGCGGACAGCCGCTTTGCTATGTCGATGCGCGCACCGTGATGGATCGGCTCGACAGCGTCTGCGGCGCAGACGGCTGGCAATGCTCCTATTCGGCGGGCGTCGGCTCCAGCATCGTCTGCAACATCGGGATCAGGCTCGCAGGCGACTGGCTCTGGAAAGCCGACGGCGCCGGAGCCACCGACATGGAGGCCGACAAGGGCGCGCTGTCCGACGCGTTCAAGCGCGCGGCGGTTCGCTGGGGCATCGGCAGATATCTCTACGAGGTCAAGGCGCCGTGGCTCGAACTGGATGAGCGCAAGAACATCCGCGAGGCCGACCACGCCAGATTGCGCACGCTGCATGAAGAGTATGCGCGCAAGGCGGGGTGGGGCGACGAGACCGGCGCGATGGCGTATCGCCTGCTGCTTGCCGACCTCAAGCGGATGCCGCCGGAGGCGCGAGACGAATTCGTCCGCGCCAACATGACACTGATTGATCGCATGCCGGTTCAAATGCGCAAGCACTTGCTGCAGCAGGCCAAGGCATGAAGACGCTCTCCGCCACGCTGCACTTCTCCGACCACCATGTGGTCGGCACGCTCGTGATCGACGGCGAGCGTTTCGAAATCGCTGGCACCCGGCTCGAGAAAAAGCCCGCCAAACGCCAGCCGACCGGCATCACGCAACTGGATATGTTCGAGGACGACCATGAGCATCGCCGAGAGCGCCCGCAATAATGCCGTGCAGTTCGAATGCAAGAAGGACGGGCTGCAGCAGCGCCAGAGCGGCGACTGGGTGCTACGCCTCACCGTGCAGGCCATCGACATGCATCAGCGCATCACCAACGCCGCGATGGGCGCCCGCTTCGCCTGCGTGCTGGTCGAGATCAACGACGACGAGGAGCCGGTCGATTACGTGGCGCAGGAGCGCGACAAGTGGCGCGCGCTGGGACCGGCGAAGCAGGCGGGTATCCGTTGCCACGATCCGGTGTTCTGGGCGTGGATCGAGGACGAGGGTTTCAAGGGTGTTCACCACCGCTGCGCCAACGAGGATGAGGCTGCGGGCTTCGTGCGCTCGATGTGTCAGGTGATCTCGCGCGCCGATCTCAGCAAGCCCGGTTTCTCCGAACAGCGGCGCGCTTGGTACGCCATCGATTTCGCGTTTCAGGCGTGGAAGCTGAAGGAAAGCCGATGAGCCAGATCAACGTCAGGTTCGACAGACACGATTACGAGCAACTGCTGCTGCTGGCGCGACTGAAGCACACCCCCGTGACGGAGTTGATCCGCAGCATCTGCAAAGCGCACCTCGACGGGGCCGACCATGGTCGAACAGAAAAAACCGCGCGAGCCGGATGAGGTGCATCTCGACTTCGTGCGCGAACATCCCTGCTGCGTCTGCGGCGAGCCGACGACCGTCGAGGCACATCATCCGCGCGTCAGCGTGGTCGGCGACGGCGGTCCCGGCATGGCGCAGAAGGCGTCCGACAAATGGGCCGTCGCGTTGTGCGGGCGCCATCATCGCGAACTGCATTCGATGGGCGAAGGCGAATTCTGGGCCAGCTACGGCATCAGCCCGATGGCCGTCGCAATCCACTATGGGAGGCGCCCGTGAATTTTGCCGGTGCGGCGTGGCTGGTTCGTCATGAGGTGCAGGCTGGGTACCGCATCGTGCGCGTCGGCGAGGCGCCGTGGCTGCCGGTCGAGGACTGGGACGAGGACAGCATCGTGTCGACCAACGATTTTCGGGTGCGGCTCGTCGCCATTGTCGCCAAGCATCCCGGCGAAGGCGCGTTGCGTCGGCTGATCAAGGCGATCCAGCGCGAGGGCATGGTGCCGGTGGTGGTCGAGCCGTTCCACGATCTCGCTCAGATTTTGCGGCGCTGGAAATGGAAGTCGCGTGTGGTCGGTCGCGGCAACGCGATGCATCGCATCTGGCATCCTCGAACCCCGTGGTGATCGCATGAAGCAGCGGTATTCGATCTGGGGCCGCGAGTACGGCTCCGACCATGACGTCGAGATCGTACAGGTCAACGCCAATCCGCAAGCCGTGCTCGACGGCCTGATCCAGAAGACACTGAAGGTGCAGCACTCGATCCACAAGGGCGGCAAAACATCGAAGGTCAGGAAATATTCCTGGCTGCGGATCGTGGAGAACGTATGAAGTTCGATGACCGCATCAGGTTCGACGGCGGCAAAAAATTCGACATCCAGTTGAAGGCTGGACTGATCGAGGAGCGCAAGCTGGCGTGGTTGTTGGGCTACGGCAATGTCGTCAAGATCGAGGTCAAGTCGGAAAGCTGGCTGTGGGAGCGCACCGGCAGGATCGCGATTGAACTGGCGAGCCGGGGCCAGCCTTCCGGTCTGAGCGTCACCGAAGCTGACTTGTGGGTTCACAACGTCATGCGCGACGGCGAGACGCTCGCCTACATCATGTTTCCGATCAAGCGGCTGCGCGATCTTGTCACCCTCGCGCGTCTTCGGGGCAACATTCGCGAGCACAGCGGTGACGGCGGCCAGCAGACGCTCGCGGTGATCCGGCTCTCCGACATTCTGGAGTGACCCGATGGCAGAGCTTCCCTTCCTTCCGATCAAGGTGGACGCGCTGCTCGCGGACACGACCCACCTATCAACAGAAGAATTCGGCGCCTACTGCCGATTGCTGTTTTCGATGTGGCTGCATGGCGGGCGCGTGGTCGATGACGATGGCGAACTGGCGGCCATCGTCGGTCTGCCGCTGACACGCTGGCTGAAGATGAAGCAAAAAGTGTTGCGGCCAATGACGCGGATCGGTGGAACCATCTCGCAAAAACGCCTGACCGACACGTGGCTCCGGGTCCAAGACCTTCGAAAGAAAAAGTCTCAAGCTGCAATGCAGCGGTGGGCGAAGCAGCGCAGCCGTCATCCTGTGAAATAATTCAACAATTTCGATGCATCAGCAATGCAGGTGCATGTGCGTCTGCAATGCAGTTGGAATGCTAACTATAACTATAATTATAACTACTACCTTTTACGCTGTTAGAGACAGCGATGCAGCCTGATGCACATGCATTCGCAACAACGAAGCAGGGCTGTCCGGTGTGGTGCTTGACGCACCGCCGCAGCAGGTTCACGCTGATCTCAGCCATTGGGAGCAGCGCGATGGATGGACCGACCAACGAGCGGCTCGCTCACGCTGAAGGCTTCCTCAACATGAGCGGGCGGTCGAAGTCCTCCCGCCGCATCACGATGTACGACGATCCTTTAGGAAGGGCGTGGCTGCGTCACCGGATCACGGCGGCGGAATACTCGGCGCTTGGCCGCTACGCCTATCACTGGGCTTCCGGCGGGCTCCTGAGCGCCCTTCAGAGTGTCGATCTCAATCGCATCTTGGCATTCAACCCGGCTTCGATGTCGGGGCTCGCCAAATCCGAAGCGCAGGCGGATCACCGCTCGCTCTACCACCGCGCCAGAGCCCACATCGGCAGGCGCCCCGCGCTGGTCGCCGACGGCGTGGCCTGTTTTGAGTTCCCAATCATCGAGATCGCAGCGCGACTGGGCTACCGCAGCGCGGCGCACGGGCGCATCGCCGCCTACGAGATACTTTCCGATGCCGGATATCGGCTCGCTCAATTTTGGAAAGAGGCGGATCGTTGACAGCGGGTCGTTTTGGGAGCAGTTTTGTGTAAGGTGGTCGACGTGCCCCCACGGAAGGCCACCTACGTTTTTTGGTTCTTCATGGCCCCCGCTAGACCCAAAAAAAACAAAACCCCCGTTCGTCCGACGGGGGTTTTGCGTTTTCAAGGGAAGCGAGCCCGTCGTGGTTTTTTCTTGCGCAACTTTTCGCACAGCTTGTCGAGCCCGAACAGCGAGGCGATGGCTGAAAAAATCAGGCGAGCGTACCAACTGACGACGATGATCGCCGCATAGATCAGCACGAGATGCACGAAGGCCCAACCCCAGACGCTCATATGCGGATGTCCTTCAGGCTGGCCTTGGTGTCGATCATCAAGTTGAGCAGGGCCGCGACGGTGTTCGGGACTTTGCTGCGGCCACCGACCCACGAGCGGATTGTGCGTTCGTTGACATCGATAGCGCGCGACAAGTCGATCTGCGTGATGCCGAGCAGCATCAGCGCCTTGTTGAACTGACGCGATGTCACGCCGCCACCATGCGGTTGACCAGACGTCGCGCGGTGGCAGCGGACCATGTGCCGCCGGTTGACGACGCGATGCCTTGGGCGTTGAGCGCATTCGCGATGGCGCGGTACGATTGACCGAGCATCGGCTCGACAACAGTCTTCAGGCTGGCAGCGAACGCGGCAGAGCGATCCTGCAAGACGGCGGCTATGGTCGGCGAGCCCAGTTTGGTGCCGCGCTCACGAGCCGCTGCAAGCGCCGCCTTGGTGCGCGTCGAGATCATCTCGCGTTCCAACTGCGCGACCGACAGCATGATGTTGATCTGGAAATTGTCGGCGTGCGGCATGTCGGCGATTTTGAACGACAGGTCTGTGCGCGGAAACAGCCCAGAGCCGAAGTGGACGTCGCGGGTGATGCGGTCGAGCTTCGACGCGACAATGGTTGCGCCGGTCAACTGGGCAACAGCGATAGCTGCGGCGAGTTGCGGGCGTGTCGCGAGAGCGTCCGCACCTTTGCCGGTTTCGATCTCGACGTAGGTGTCGATCACTTCGTAGCCGTAGTTGGCGGCGAACGCGGCGATGGCCGACTGCTGGGCTTCAAGGCCGAGACCAGACTTGCCCTGCTTCTGGGTAGAGACGCGGATGTAGGCGATAGCGGTCTTCATTACTCACCCTTCTCGGTTTCGAGATTTTCAAGGTCAGCGATCATCTGCTCAGTTTCGACGGCGAGGTCGGCGGGCCACTCGATCTCGACGGGCTCCAGATCGAGCGAAATCTGATGCCACGCGTCTTTCCATGCGATGGCGAATTGACCGGTCTCGCTCTGCTGCCAGCGTTCCGATTTGTCATCGATCTGGCTCTCAGCTTCGTTGGCGATGTCTTCACAAAAGCCTCCGGCTTCGCCCAAGATTTCGTTGAAGGCTTCGACCGCCGCCTCGACAGCGGCGCGTCGGGTGGTGACCTCGGCGTTGTAGGTCGAGACCGCGTCGTTCAGTTTGCCTTCAGCCTCGCGCAAGTCGGCGACGTAGCCGTCCTTGCGCTCGACGTCGGCCTTGCTCAGTTTGAAAGCCATGTCAGCCTGCCTTTGCGATTTTGCGGGGTGGATTGTAGTGGCCGATGAACTGCGCGCAGGGCGGCACGCTGGAAACCGGCCACCATGTGCGCTGGCGGGTGTCGAAGTCATCGGCGCCCAGCTTGGCTTCGCTGCGCAGCACGCGACCGGCCTTGTCGAGGGCGTAGCGATATTCGAGATCGCTGACGCGGTCCTCGACCAGCCAGCCCAGCACGAGACCGTCGCTATGCTTCAGGTTCGGGCGCTTGCCGTCGGAATACTGTTTGTAGGTGATGGCCATGGAACTCCCCCTTGAGGCAAAATCGCCTTCTTTGGGATTTAGACCACAGGGCAATTTGCCCTGTCAAGGCGTTTCACATGAAACAGTGCCCAAAATGCGGATCAAAAGCCGACCATGTGAAATGGCCATATTTGAAGGGAATTGACGCCAACAACGAGCCCATCGACTGGTTGCGGTGTTGCAAGTGCAATGCGCTGTTCAGCGAGCGGCCTATCGCTGGAGCGCATCCTTTGCGATCTGACCCACCCCTTCCACCACATGACGCATCGCGTGAGCGCTGACGGCGTCGAGGGTGATGCCGCCAGCCTTGAGCAGGTCGGCGGCGCGCTTGAGATCGGGTTCAGGGAAAACACTGGGCGGGTAGGCTTCGGACCATGCCACGATGCGCTGCAGGGCCTCTTCCATGCGTTCGGCTTGAGCGGCCAGCCTGATCGGGCAGTCGTCGCGCTCACAGGCGCCAGTGACGGTCTGGGAGCATCCCAAGCACCACATCGGACAGCCCCTTTCTTAGAGCTTGTGCAGCAACGCGCCGACAATGACGCCAAGCCCCAACGCCAAGACAACTATGAGGTCGCACGCCAGATGATCCATCATTCGAAGCCGAAGGGTGTGAAGTTGCCGAAGCTGAAATCGCTGCAAGCGCAGGCCAAAAGGCTACTCCGAAACACCAAGGGCGTCAGGGTCAGCAGCCTGAAAAAGTTCAGTCGACGCGCGCAGCGCAAGTGATGAGAGCGGAACACTCATAAATGCCTATGCCTCCAACGGAAATCCGATCACTTTGTCGCGCTCACACCACCATGGCGATCCGAACGCTGGCGGATGTCGCGGCTAATGGGAAGAACGAGAATGCGCGCGTCAACGCAGCGTCAGAACTTTTGAACCGTGGATGGGGCAAAGCACCATCTGTGGTTGCAGGTGACGAGGATGGAGGGCCGATCCGTGTGGTCATCCGCCAGATCATTGAAAAGCCTCACGAATTGCCGATGAAGACCGTCGAGACCATCGAGCACTGTGACAAGTAAACGTCCGTTTGCCTAGCACACCACGCTCACGATCGCCGCTCTATCTCATTGATATTGCGACACTATCCCACCCGCGGCCTTGAAGGTACTACTTTAGTAGGGGTGGGGGAGCCTACCGGGTGGTATGTCGGGATTGAAATAGGGGGGTAAGGGTCTGTACCGGTTACATGATCACATTCCCGCACCCTCCCAACACTTCGGGAACACTCCCAATGGATGCGCCACTCTGCCGGACCTGCGGCACCAAGCACTGGGATCGCATTTGCCCCGGCACCGGCAACACCTTCGCGCCGCCCGAGCCCCGTGCACTTGTAACGAAGCCCGTTACTGTAACGCCGGTCGTTACGTGCGCCTGCTGTGAGCGACTGCGGGTCGAGATCGCGATGCTCAAGCGTGAACTGGCGTTGAAGACCAAGCCGCCGATGACGACAGCCGAGCGGGTCCGCAAGCACCGCGCCAAGAAGACAACCGCCGGGGGCTACCTTCAGGCGGCCAGCGAGGGGGTCGCTTGATCCCAGAAAGTCAGCCTGCGGCCCCGGCGGTGGGAGTGATGTCCATAACCGCCGTTCAAGGCTGACGGCCCTCGCGCCTCTGCTCGTAGACCACGGAAATGCTCCAGCCTCTCTCGCGGCAATAGTCGCGCACCCGCGTGCGCGTCCACCGCTGCTTCTTCATGTAGCCGACGATGGGCGCGGCCTCGATCACGACGTCGTCCCACAGCACGACGCCTGCGGTGAATTTTGGCTTCTCCGAGCGGATCGCGGCGAGAATTTCAATCATGAGGTGACCCTATGTGCTTCTCGCTGCAGTGGATCGAACAACTCATCGTCTGGCTGATCATCGTCGGCGCCATCATCGCCGTGATCAAGCTGGTGATCCCGTTCATCACGTCGCTGACCGGGATGCCGATCATCGGTCAGATACTGCTGATCCTGCTGTGGGCCGTCGTCGCCATCGCGCTGGTCTACATCGTCTTCGGATTGCTTTCGTGCCTAGGAGGCGGCACCTTCGGCTTTCCCCACCGATAGCCACCGAGCCGCTGCCGCCTTATCCACCGCCGCCGCCGTCAATCTGCCGGGGGTGCTGATTATCGGGTGGCCATCAACACGGCAACGATGCCGAGCATGTTGAGCACGTAGAACGCGACAGCGAGCCGCATCAGGTTTTTGGGCGTCATGCGGGCGGCTCATCGATCACATCGACAATCAGTTTGGCGATCCGCTCGCTGGAGCCGAGCAGGAAGGCTTCCATCCTGATCGCGGTCTCGAACACGTGGTCGAGGTGGAACGCGGTCATGTTCCGGCCCTCCAGCTTGTACTGCTGGTAGAGCGCGCCGTCCTGCACCGTGTTGATGTCGTGATACTTCAGCGCCAGCGTCAGGGCGACCGCAGCAATGCCGTGCGCGGGCGCAATCGGGGCGTCCTTGATCGGCTCGATGTCCTTGAGAATATCATCGCTCATCGCATGGCCTCACGCTGCCGGGAGCAGTTTCATGGCGCGCTCAATCTCGGCGTCCAGTTGTTTTTCGCCGCCGTCGGCTTTTGCGGCCTCGCGCAGATGCGGCAGGCCCTTGTTGATGGCGTCGAGGATTTCGGCGCGCGTGGCAGGCCGTCCCTCGCGGTAGAACACCGCCTCGCACGGCGGCCCGAGTTCGAACAGCACGCCGTTGCCTGCATCGAACGGCTTGTAGCTGTGGGTGACCCACAGCAGCATGACGCCGGGGTTGTGCGGAATGTGGATGCCAGCGGCGTTGAGGTACTCCTCCGGCAAATCCTTTTCGTTGCGGCGCATGTTCGGCCTTGCAATGAACGGACAGGCTTTCAACGCGTAGATCGCGCAGTCGTGGTGCGACGGCGGCTCGCTGTTGACGCGGTTGATCGCGCACATCGGCCCGATCACAAACGTCAGGTAACGGCCCAGCGGTTCGCCGCACAGCCAACACAGCCGCTGCCGATAGGCCCGCACCATTGCGCCGGGCGCGATGACGCGGAAGTCCCACTCGCCGTCGATCTTGGCGACGAACCACGGCACCGGAAAACCGCGCCGGTCGACCGGCCTGCGCGCCATGCGTGGCGGGATTGGAATGTCTTTGATCGAAGCGTTCAGCATCACGCGCGCCCCTTCATCTCCGGTTGGCCTTCGAACCTCGCGATCATCTCCTTCATCAAGGTGACGATGTCGTCACGGGCAGCGCCGTTCGAAATGTAGTTGCAGCGGCCATCGCCCGACGACGGCCCTTCGAACGGAAACACCATCAGCACGAAACCGGTCGGGCGGTCTTTGCCTCTGAGTTCACCGTTGAACAAGTCATCGAGCACGTGTGCGACCGCGTGCATTTGCTGGACGTACTGCGGTTCGATGGGTGCGTCGCCGAGATTGGTGTGGTGATCCTTGCCTGACATTGAGTTGCCTCATAACGGCTGGCTACCCCGTTCCCATCAAATGCGACTATGGGAGTATTTGCAAGGCGGGGGTGACCGGGCTTTGGCGGTGTGGCACCGCAGGGCCGGAAAAGACGAAATATGCTTGCACCACGCTGCTGTCAGCGCAATGCAACGTCCCGGTAACTACTGGCATTGTCTGCCGGAATACCTGCAGGCCCGCAAGGCGATCTGGACCGCAATCAATGCGAATACCGGGCGCCGCCGGATCGATGAAGCGTTCCCCGATGCGCTGCGGGAAAACATTTCCGATAACGAAATGTTCATAAGATTTAAGAACGGCTCGACGTGGCAGTTGATCGGTTCCGACCGCTACGACGCCACCGTCGGCGCTGGTGTCGCCGGGATTACTTATTCGGAATGGGCTTTGGCCAACCCGAGTGCGTGGGCCTACCACCGCCCGATGCTTCAGGAGAACAAGGGCTGGGGCATCTTCATCACCACGCCGCGCGGTCACAACCACGCCAAGTCGATGTACGACCACGCCAGTGGCAATCCAAACTGGTTCTGCGAACTGTTGACGGCGCGCGATACCGGTGCGCTCACCGACGCCGAGCTTGACGATGCGCTCGCCGAGTACATCGCGCTCTACGGCGAGGACATGGGGCGCGCCGCCTTTCAGCAAGAGTATCTGTGTAGCTGGAACGCCGCCATTCTCGGCGCCTTCTATGCGCTGGAAATGGCGGCGGTGCGCTCCGAGGAACGCATTGTCGAGATCGAGGCCATCGATGCGCCGGTTCACCGCGCATGGGACTTGGGTGTCCGTGACGACACCGCGATCTGGTGGTTCCAGACCGTCGGCTCGCAGGTCTTCATCCTCGATTGCTATTCGGCGAGCGGCGTCGGCGTCGAGCACTTCGCCGAGGTGATCGAGAGCCGCTGCCGCATCCACAACTGGCGCGACGGCACCGACTACGTGCCGCACGATGCCAAGATCAAGGAGTGGGGGACGGGCAGGACGCGCGTCGAGACCATGACCTCGATGAACCTGCACCCGATGCTGATCCCGCTGTCGACGGTTGCCGACGGCATCAACGCGGTGCGGCGGCTGTTGCCGCTGTGCGTGTTTCATCCGCGCTGCGAGGAAGGCATCTCGGCGCTCGAACAATATCGCAGGGAATGGGACGACGAGCGCAAAGCGTTCCGTGCTTCCGCCGTCCACGACTGGACCTCGCACTTCGCCGACGCGATGCGATACCTGGCCCAAGCATGGCGAGGTCCGAACCGAATGAAGCCGAAGACGACCAGCGTGCCGCAGTCGGGGTGGGTGATCCCGCCACCGGCTGAACCGCGAAGGGGAATTATTCTATGAACCGAACGCCCGATCCCAAGACCGTCAAGAACGTCTGTGGCCTGATCGATGCCATCATCGACACCATCGACACGTTCTCGGTCCAGCATCGCGACACGCCGCTGGAAATTGGCGAGGCGCTCTCGGCGCTGTTCACCGTAATGATGCACACCGCCAGAAGCAGCCCCGCCTTCGACCTCGATGATTTCGCCGAGGCGTTCAACGAAAATATCCGCAACGCCAACGTCTACTCCCGGCCCTGTGACGCGTGATGGCTGACGAACCCTACGCCACCGAGCCGGTTGCCGAAGACATTCGCTTCGATGACGAGGAGTTCAACCCGGCCATCGAGCCCAAGAAGGCCAAGGCGTGGCTCAACCTGCTGGAGGAGAGCGAGGACGCCTTCGAGAAATACAACACCCACGCCGACAACATCGACAAGCAGTTCGCTTCGCTCGACCGTCTCGCCAACATGCTGCGCGACAAAGAATTCCAGATGTTCTGGGCCAACATTCAGGTGATCGCGCCCTCGATCTATGCGAGGCCGCCGGTCCCGGTGGTGGTGCCGAAGTTCATGGACCGCAGGCCGGTGTATCAGGCGGCGGCGGAATTCATGGAGCGGTGCGCGGTGGTCGCCTTCGATCTCACCGGCATTGACGAGTTGATGAAGCTGATCCGCGACGACCTCGCGATCCTTGATCGCGGCGTGGCATGGTGCCGCTACGAGAGCGCGAAGGAAGGCTACTACCAGAGCGAACAGGTCTGCATCGATTTCAAGCACCGCAAGGATTTCCTGCACTCGGTGTCGCGCAACTGGCGCGAGGTGACATGGGTCGCCGCCGCGAGCTACCTGACGCGCGGCGAGGCGAGGAAACGGTTTCGCAAGACCTCTGGCGACGAATATCAGAAGGCCGAGTACCGCGTCGACAAGGACACCCAGCAGGTCGGCGGCGCTGACAACCGCGAGCGCGCCAAATTCTGGGAAATCTGGAGCAAGGCCGACCAGCGTGTGCTGTGGGTCGCCAAAGGCTGCGAACTGATCCTCGATGAGGACGATCCGCACCTTGAGTTGAGACAATTCTTCCCGTGCCCGAAGCCCGCCTACGGCACCGTGCAGCGCGGCTCGCTGGTGCCGGTTCCCGACGTGATGCAGTACAAGGACCAGCTTGAGGAAGTGAACCTGCTCACCGGGCGCATCCATGCGCTCAGTGATGCGCTGGAAGCCAAGGGCTTCTATCCGGCGGGCGGCGCCGAGCTTGCCGATGCGATACAGGCCGCGATTGCGGTCAAGACGCCGGGTCGCGTGCTGGTGCCGATCTCGAACTGGGCTGCGTTCGGCGGCTCCAGCGAAGTGATCATCTGGTTGCCCATCGACATGATCGCGCAAACCGTGACGCAGTTGGTGACGCTGCGCCAGCAACTCATTCAGGATATCTACCAGATCACCGGGCTGTCCGACATCATGCGCGGCGCCACCGATCCGCAGGAGACGCTGGGCGCGCAGCAGATGAAGTCGGAGTACGGCTCGACCCGCATCCGCGACAAGCAGGCCGAACTGGTGCGGTTGTCACGTGACCTTGTCGAGATCACCACCGAGATCATCACCGAGAAGTTCTCGACCGCGACGATGATCGACATGACCCAGACCCAGTTGCCGACCAACGCGATGCAGAAAAAGCAGGCCACCGACATCGCCGATCAAATGCAAAAGCAGCAACAGGCGATGCAGTTGCTGCCAAGGGCCGTGCAACAAAACCCGCAACTCCAGCAAATGGCCCAGCAAAACCCGCAGCAGATGCAGCAGGTGCAGCAGATGGGTCAGCAACTGATCCAGCAGGGCCAGCAGGCCATTGCCAAGATCATGGCGCAGCCGACGCTCGATCAGGTGCTGAAACTGATCAAGGACAGCCGGATGAAGAGCTTCGTGCTCGACATCGAGACCGACAGCACGATTGTGCCGAACGAGCAGGCCGAGAAGCAGCAGCGCAGCGAGTTTGTCGGCATGCTGGCGCAACTGCTGCCGCAACTGACGCAGATGATCACGGTGCAGCCGAAGACGGCGGAATTCTGCGGCGAGATTTTGAAGTTCGCGGTGGCGCCGTTCCGTGCAGGCCGCTCGCTCGACGGCGCGGTGGACGATCTGGTCGACCAGATGAAGCAGATGGCCGAGCAGCCGCCGCAACCCGGCCAAGCCGACAAGCAGAACCAGACTGCGCTGCAGATCGAGACCATGAAGGACCAGACCGCGCAACAGAAGATAAAGGCCGACACCGCGCTCGAGACCCAGAAGCTTCAAATGCAGGATACTCATAAAAAACTAGAACTGCAGAACCAGTACAACATGAAGCAACTGGAGGTGCAGGCTTCCAGCGCCGAGACCGCCGAGAAAACCCAGCATCTCAATATGCAAATGATGAACGACCGCGAGAGCCACCAGCAGGACATGATCAAGACGCAGGCCGAGATCGAAGCCGACCGGCAAAAGGCCGACCTCGCGCAGCAGCAGCACACCATGAAGATGGACGACATGCAGCAGCGCCAACGTGAGCGTCAGGCCGCGCAGCAATTCAAGATGACGCAGCCAGGACCGTTTCAGCCATGAGCGACACGTGGTCGATGGGCGATCTCGCCGATCAAGACAGTTACGACCCGTTCGCTGCAGAGAAGTTTGCCAACCCCGTGGTCGGCAGTGCAGTCCAAGGCTTGCTGGCGCCACCGCCGCCGCGAGACCCGAATTCGCCGATAGCGGTGCCAAGTTCGAACCCTCGAATTCGTATCACCGAGCAGGACATCGGCGATGCGATGGGCTTGGCGATGGGGTTTTCGGGCGGTGGACTGGCGACCAAGGCCCCGACGATGGGCCGCGTGCTGTCGTCGGAAGTCGCCGAGGCGCCGAAGCCGACCTTGTTCGATTATTCGAAGATCAACGAGGTGCCCGACGTCCCGCAGTTTGATCTGCCGCGCTACGATCCGCCTCGCGGCGTCAGCGGGCGGGTCGAAAATTTGGTCAACAACAAGGACGTTCAGGACCAGATGCTCAACTACATCGATGCGGGCAAGAACATGAACGCGCAGACCTTCTATCACAATGAACCGCTGCGGCAGGCGTTCATTGACGAGCTTGGCAAGACCGAGGGTCCGCAAGGGTTCGAGCGATACATGGATTATGTCGCCGCGACCTCGCCGAGGTCCGACGTCGAGACCAACGCGCGCAACGCCAGCTATTACTACGGCCTCGAACGGCGCGGCGAGCCGGTACCGCCTCAAGGCGGCAGCAACCCCGAGCCGTATGGTCACATGGCGCAGAACCTGCACCGGATGAACGCCGAGAAAATCCGGTCGGGAGAATATTTCGATCCCACCGACAATCCGAAGCCGCTGTCGTTCAGCCAGAACCTGCAGGGAAATTTTGCGCCGGTCACGGTCGACGCGCACGCCTTCAAGTTGCCCGCGATGATCGCGCAAGACCCGAACTTTATCGCCACCTCGATCAAGTTGGAGAAGGGCGAGCCGTCGATCTATCCGAGGCGGATGCTGCAGAGCGGCGACATCAGCATGCAGGATGCGGTGCAGCGCCCGGTGTACTGGGCTTCGAAACCGAACCCGAACGAATACGGGGCGATGGAGCAGTTTTATAAACGGCTCGCGGCAGATGCCGGAATGACGCCAGCGCAGGCGCAGGCGGCGGCGTGGGCCGGTGGCGGCAAGCTGACCGGGCTCGAAAGCGTGGCGGGCGATCCGTTCATGCGGTCGGTGGAAAATCGCGCCAACAAAACCGCAGCGGCGCGCGGCATCTCACCGGCAGAGGCGTTGTCGCAAATGATGCGCGGCAAGGCTCCGCTATTGGGACTTGGCGGCGTGACGATGGGCGGCCTCGCTACGCAAAATGATTACCAACCGGGAGACGACTGACATGATCAAGCACAAGGACGACAAGCGAAAGCACGATGACGACGGCGAAGTGATGGAGCGCGACACCAAGGCCGAGGTCAATCCGCTTGCTGCCTCTGGTCTGACCGTCACCGTCGCCAACCCGACGCCGCCGACCAACATTTCCTACGTCACCACCGGCTCGCCGCCGATCAGTTCGGCAGACGCGGCGCTGGTGCCCGCAGCGGGCGTCAGTCCGCCCGTCGGCCCCGCCAGCCCCAACGAAGCCGGTTCGCCGACCGCGATTGCGGCGCCGACCGGCGGCTCCGGCCCCGCGCCCGAGGCGACCGGCACGGTCGTGGTGGACAACGATCCGAACAACACGCAGTCGATCACCGTGATGGGCAACTACACCAACACGCCGAACGCTTCGCACCCGTCGAGCCAAGCGCCTGTGACGCCGCCGACCATCACCGCTCTGGCGCCGAACAACATCGCGGGCACGGGCGGCAGCGGGGCGTTGACGGTGACCGGCACCGGCTTCCAGCAAAACTCGATCATCGCTGTCGGCGGCATCGCGCAGCAAACCAACTTCGTCAACGCGACCACGCTGGAAGCGCCGAACGCGCCGCACCGGAATTCCGCTGGCACCACGCCGGTCACGGTGGTGACCAACGGCACGCCGTCGGCGGCCTCGAACTGGACGTTCGTGTGATGGGCATCAAGAGCATCAACGAGCCGGATGGTCCCGGCAGAACCACGATGGTGACGCCGGTCTCGATCAACGAGCCGCCGCAGTTGCCGACGGAAATGCCGGATGTCGAACCGGTGATCTCGGGACTGATGCCGAACAGTTGCGTCATCGGCAGTCCCGACTTCACGCTGTTTGTCGCGGGCACCGGCTTCTACCAAGGCAGCGTGATCCATTTCGCGGGCTACGACGAGCCGACGACGGTGAACGACGACGGCACGCTCTCGACCGGCGTCAAGCCGTCGCTGTGGCAAAACCCCGACGTGGTGAAGGTGCAGGTCAGGAACGGCACCACGTTGCTCTCGAACGAAGTCGATTTCACCTTCTCGCCGCAGGACCAGCCGGAAGCCGCACAGCACAAGTCGGAAGCCGATCCCGACGATCTGGAGGACGAGATCGATGCCGCCGCCGAGGACGGCGACTTCCAACCGATGCATCCGGCCAGAAGGAAACGCTGATGGGTGTTCCCGTGGTGACGGTGGCCAAGGGCGGCCTGCCGGTGATCGACGTGACGGCGACCGGTCCCGGCATGCCGGTCGAAGAAGCCGTCAACGGTCTCGGCGTGCCCGTCACACAGGTCGCCGCGTTCGGCCTGCCGGTGGTCTACGTCACCGCGCCCCTTGTTCTTGAAGACAATGGTCAAGCTGATCGAAGTCGCGCCGGGAAAATGGCGCGTCGATAGACCGCCGCTGAAGCCCGCGCGTTCCGACCTTCCGCTGCCCTACATCATTTCCGACCAGATGGAGCCGACCGAACAGGTCGACGGCAAATTCTACACCAGCAAGCGCGCCTTTCGCGCCGTCGGCAGGGCTCACGGCCTGACCGAGGTCGGCAACGAAAAACCCAAACCCAAGCAACGCGCGAGTGAAACCCGCGCCGCCAAGGACGCACGGCGTCGGTCGATCAAGGCCGCGCTGGAGCGCGCCAAATTGTAGGAGAAGACAATGGTAGATGCGGCCCCGGCAGCGCCGGTCAACGAGGTGGTCATCGATCCGGCTCCGGTCAACGTACCGCAGCCTGTCGGCTCGCAGGCGCCTGACAAGCCGGTCACCGAAGTCGATGGCTCCAAGCACCGTCCAGAAAGCCGCAGGGAAGCCATTCAGCGCGCGTTCGAGCGCGCCAACAATCCGCCAGCCAAGGACGCCAAGCCAGCGCCGCGCCCCGCCGCAAAGCCTGCGGACGCCAAGCCCGGTCACAACAATCCGCCGCCCGAAAAACAGCCCGACAAGGACGAGCCCGAGGGTCTCGATCTCAAGCGGCGCCCCTCTGATCAGCCGCGTGGCGAGCGCGGCCAGTTCGCGCCGCGCGAAAGTCAAGAGCAGCAAAGCGCGGCCAACAATAGCCAAGCGCGGTCAGCGACTGGCCAGCAGCCGGGTGCCGACCAGCAGCGGCAGGTGAAGCGTCTGCCGCCGACGGTGCCGTTCCATGAGCCGCCGAGCCGCATGGCCGAGCGCGCCAAGGTTGATTGGGCCGATACGCCCGAGAGCGTGCGCGGCGACGTGCATCGGATGCAGCACGAATTCGGCGAAGCCTATAAGCAGTATCGCGGCGACCACGACACCATGAACTCGATCCGCCAGTTTCAGGAAATGGCGACGAGCCACGGCACCACGCTCAACCGCGCGCTCTCGAACTACGTTTCGATGGAGCAGAAGCTTCGCTCCGACGTGGTCGGTGGCCTCGACGTCATCGTCAACAATCTCAACTTGCGCACGCCCGATGGCCGCAAGCTGAACCTGCGCGACATCGCCTACCACGTCCTCAACCAGTCGCCCGAGCAGCACAAGCTGCTGCAGCAGCAGAACGCGCAGGCGGCGAACAGTCATCAAATCGGTGCGCTGCATCAGGAAATCGCAGGCTTGAAAAATGCCCTGAACCAGATGCATACTCAGCAGCAATACACCTACACCCGGAGCGCAGTCGATCAGTTCGCCGACGCGCATCCGAGGTTCGATGAACTTGGCGAACTGATCCAGAACGAACTGCAATTCGGTTTCGATCTGGAAACGGCCTACCGGCGCGCGGAGCTACTCCGCCCGACCACACATGCGGCTCAGACCCGCACCACATCGGCTCAGACCCGACCTACCGACAAAAGTATCTCCGGCGCACCCGGCGTGGCTCCCTCAAACGGAGCGTCGAGGAAGTCAGAGAAAAAAGTCGGTCGCCGCGAAGCGATCCAGAACGCGATCAGTCGCGTCAACGGGGCGCTTTGACCCTCTGACCCTGTGGAGCAGTCATGCCCAACATCAACACGAACGCTGCGTATCAGCAGATACTCAGCATGGCGCTGGAGGATCGCTCGTCCAGCTACGAAGACCTTGTGTCGAACAACAACGCCATGCTTGCGGTCCTTCGCAGGAAGGGCATGTGGCACACCTATAGCGGACCTCGCATCCGCCAGACCTTGCAGATCAGCAAGCAAGTTGCGCAGTGGTATTCGGGTTACGACCAACTGCTCAACCCGGCCATCGACCTGTTCAACGACGCCTACTACGACCCGAAAATGGTCGTGGTGCCTGTGATCCTGTCGATGCAGGAAATCCTCAACAACGAGGGTCAGGCGCAACTGATGGACGTCTACGACAGCTATATTTCGGCTGCGGAGCGTGCGCTGGAAGACACGATGGATGCGGGCGTCTACTCCGACGGCACCGCAAACGGCGGCAAGCAGATCACCGGCTTGGCGACCGCGATCCCCATCGTCACCAATGCGGGCATCTACGGCGGCATCGACCGTTCGACCGCCGCGATCTGGCGCACCTCGACGTTCGACGCCACTGCTTTCCCGGTCGCGGGACTGGGCACGCAGGTGACGGCGGCGACGATCCGCCCGATGCTCAACTACATCATGACCAATCGTTCGCGCGGCAAGGACTATGCGGACCTGTTGATCATGTCGCCGGAGCACTATGCGGCCTACGATGCGGCCACCGTGGCGATCCAGCGCCAGACCAACGAGACCTCGCTGGGCAAGCTGGGCTTCTCGGCACTGGAGTACATCGGCGGCGGCAAGCGCGCCGAGATCGTGCTCGATGGCGGCATCGGCTCCAACATGCCGAGCAACACCACGTTCGGCATCAACACCGACAGCTTCCGGCTTCGCTATCACCCGAACCGCAACTTCGACAAGCTGTTCGACGGCGACGGCATGATGCCCATCGACAAGGACGCGATTGCCCAGTTCATCGGCTGGATGGGTGAACTGACCGTCGTCAACCCGCTATTCAACTGGCGGTTCTACGACAGCAACCCAGCGGCCTGATCCGAAGCGGGCGGGATTTTTCCCGCCCGTTTTTCTTTTCTCACGGAGTATCCGCATGCCCAATCCCGACGACAAGCTTCTGGTGATGTTCAAGCATCACGCGCTGCCGAACGAGGCCAAGAGTGTCGCTGCCGGTCGGCTGATCTGTGACGACCTTGAGGTGATCGAAATCCGGCGCCCCGGCGCCCGCGACTTCAACATCTTTCCGGCGACGGCAGTGTCGCATTGGGACGTTGATCCCAACACCGGAGGTCAGGTCAAGATCAGCTACGCTGAACGCTTCCAGCGGCAATACCAGCAATTCAAGTTGCAATCGGCGCAGACCAAGGCTGGCACGCCGCTGACGCACGCGCCGTTCCTCACCGAGGCGCGCCGCGCCGAGATGCGTGCGCTCAACATCTACACCGTCGAGCAACTCGCCGGGATCGACGGCCAGGAATTGAAGAACATCGGGCAGGGCGGTCGCGAACTGAAGAACGCGGCGATGGCCTTCATCGAGGAAAGCATGAAGGGAGTGCCCAACCTTCAGCTTCAGGCCGAGCTTGAGGCGCTGCGCGCCAAGAACGCGGTGCTGCAGGAAGACCTTGAGGCCGCCAAGGCGAACCGGATCGACGCCGAGTTCGAGGGCATGTCGCTCGACCAGTTGCGCGAGTACATCACCGCCAACACCGGCCACGCGCCGCATGGCTCCTACCAGCGCAAGCAGTTGATGCGGATGGCGATGGATGCGCGACCGGAGAAGGCCGCATGACCCTGCTGACGGTGGTCAAGGACGTCTGTTCGAACGTAGGCGTCCTGCAGCCGTCCTCCGTGTTTTCCGGCATCACCAGCAATCGCACCATGCAGGAGATGCTGGCGCTCGCCAACGAGATGGCCCAGCGCATCTCCTACGACTTGCGCGACTGGACCCAGTTCAAGGCGTTGCAGGTGTTTCAAGGCGACGGCGTCACCCAGAAGTTCGATCTCCCGGCTGACTTCAAGCGCCTGCTGCTGACGGCGGAAGTCTGGCGCTCGACGTCGGCGCTGCGACCGATGATGTTCGTGCCCGATCTCAACGAGTGGATACAGCGCCGCGCGCTGAACCGTTTCTCAGCGTGGGGCGAGTGGACGATTGTCGGCGGCCAGATGTGGCTCTGGCCGGTGATGGGTGTCGGCGTCAGCGCGACGTTCGGCTACATGGAAAAGAATTGCATCGCGCTTTCGAGCGGCGGCTACGGCGACAGCTTCCTGAACGACGGCGACAGTTTCGTGCTCGATGAGCGTGTCCTCAAGCTGGGCATGATCTGGCAGTGGAAGGCGAACAAGGGCTCGCCCTATGCCGAGGACATGGGCACCTACGGCGATGCGCTCGTCAATATCATGGGCCACGACAGCCCCGCGCCGATCATCGTTGGACGCAAGCCGCTGTCGCAGAGCACCACCATCGGTGTCGCTTATCCGTGGCCGGTGCCGACGCTGCCATGAGCACGCATCAAGCGTTCCGCCGCCAGCCCGTGCCGCAGCAGATGGCGCAGCAGTTGCAGGCTGTGACATTGCCTGCACCGACGCGCGGCCTGATCGAGAGCGAGAACTACACCTACATGGCCCCCGGTGCCGCGCTGGTGATGGACAACTGGTTTCCAACCATGCGGGGCGCGCAGCTACGGGGCGGCTGCATCCGGTGGTGCACGCTGCCCGAGCCGATGGTGACTTCGGCGTTTGAATATGCTTCCGGCAACATCCAGAAAATGTTCGCCGCCACCGCGACCAATCTGTACGACGTGACCTTCAACGGCGCCCCGACGCTGATCCAAAGCGGCCAGTCGAGCGGCAACTACTGCGCCAGCCAGCTTGCGACCATGGCAGGCGACTATCTGCTCGCGGTCAACGACGCTGGCGACTATCCGCTGCGCTACGACGGCACCAACTGGGTGGTGCTCGATCCGACGCTGCCGACGCCGCCCGTGCCGCTGATCACGGGACCGCCGGGGACCACGGTCGAGAACGGCAAAAATCTCACCTACGTCTGGAAGTATGCCAATCGATGGTTCTTCATCGAGGGCGGCTCGATGAACGCCTACTACCTCGACATCGACAGCATCGGTGGCGAGTTGCAACTGATCCCGCTGTCGGGCGCAGCCAACAAGGGCGGCAAGCTTTTGTTCGGCGCCACGTGGACGATTGATGCGGGCGACGGGCTCGATGACAAGTGCTGCTTCGTCACCGATCAGGGCGAGGTTCTGATTTTTTCCGGCACCAATCCCTCCGACGCCGCGAACTGGCGGCAGGAGGGCCGCTATCAGGTGCCGCAGCCGATGGGCATGAACGCGCATGTGCTTCTCGGCGGCGACCTCTTGATCGCGACCGTGGACGGCGTCTGTCCGTTGTCGGCTGCGATCTCCAAGGACGCTGGGCAACTGCAACTCGCGATGCTGACGATGACGATCCGCAGGACGTGGCGCGATCAGGTGCTCGCCAAGTCGAACCTGCCGTGGACGATGGAACGCTGGGACGAGTACGGCGCCATGTTCGTGACGTGGCCCGGTGGTCCGGTCGGGAGCCGCATGTGCGTCGTCGTCAACACCGCGACCGGCGCATGGTGTCGCTTCGTCGGCTGGGATGCGACCTGTTTCATCCGCATGCGCGGCGACATGTTCTTCGGCACGCAGGACGGCTACATCATGCAGGCCGACCGCACCGGCTACGACGACGGCGTGCCCTACGTCTGCACGCTGGTCGGCGGCTGGGAGATGTTTCAGTCGCCGTCCGAGACCTGCGTCTGGCATCAGGCGAGGGCATCGTTTCAGGCAGGCATCGCCGAGCCGTTCATCCCGCAGATTACAGCCTGCACCGACTACGTCGTCTCGGTGACGACACCGCCCAATCCCGGCAAGGACCCCGGTGTGGAAGACCTCTGGGATCAGGGCCTGTGGGACGAGGCGCTGTGGGATCAGCCATCGAAGGGCGCCCCCGGCGTCCGCAACACCGGCTGGGTCTCGGTCGGACTGACCGGCTTCTCGCACGCGCCCGTGCTGCAGGTGCAGGTGGCGCAGGCCGCCAAGCCGAATGTGGAATTCATTTCACTCGCCGCGACGTTCGAGCGTCTCGGCGTCAACGTCTGAAGGAATAGCCCATGGCCGCCGCATCTGCCGCCGCCACCGCCGCGCCAACCCCGGCGCCGCCGCCACCCGCAGACGCGGTCGCCACCGCCGCCGCCGCTGCGGCCCTCGCCGGTACTCCGGCGATGGGAGACCTGTTCGACACCTACAATCCGAAGGGCGCCGACAACGGCCTGTTCGCGCCCGCCTACATTCCCGGCTTCCAGCCGTCCGAGGACGCGGTCGCGGCCTATAACGCCGCCAACCACGCGGTGACGCCCGATCTGGTCAACCAGTTGCGGATGCCCGCGCTGTGGCAACCACCTTCGCAAAATCTACCGGCGATGGGCGGCGGTCCTTACGGCGAAGGCCGCATCCCGCAGAGCCAGACGCTGGGCGATCCGCTGGGGCAGGTCGATCCCGCCGCGTTGACCGCCATGTCGCAAGGCGGCCCCTACGACGTCGATGCGCGCCGCGCCGCCATCGCGCAACGACTGGCGCAGAACGCGGCGGCGCAGGCTGCCTACGTGCCGCCTGCCGTGAACCCCTACGGATATTATGGCAGCGGCTGATGGTTCTGTATCTCTACGGGCACAACGAGGCAGTCGCGAAGTTCGTCGCGCAACTGATCCCGATGTGCCGGGATCGCGGCTTCGAGCGAAATGCAAAAGCCATCGGCATTATGGATGATGGCGGTCATCTCATCGCGGGGCTGGTCTATCACAACTACGACCCCAAGGCGGAAGTGATCGAGATCAGCGGCGCGGCGCTTCCCGGCAAGTATTGGCTGACCCGCGACACCATCCGCCGCATGTACGAGTACCCGTTCCTGCAGGTCGGTTGCCAGATGGTGTTTCAACGCAACTCGGCGCGCGACGAGCGTCTGCTGTGGATGCTGTCACGCTACGATTACACCTTCATCAAAGTGCCGCGCATGCTGGGTCGTGACCACGACGGCGTGATCTGCACGCTGACTTACGAGGACTGGTGCAACAACAGGTTCAACAAGCGGCTCAAACATCATCAGCCGCTGGAGCACTCGGATGAATTACCAGCAGAACATGCAGCGTGACGCGATCACGCAGGCGCTGATGAACATCGCAAACCCGCCGCCGCGCGCGCAGTTGCCGCAGCAGCAGCCTTCGCCGCCGATGCAGGCGCCGCCGATGCAGGCGCAGCCGCCTTCGCCGCCGGTCCCGCAGCCATCGCCATCGCTGCAGCCGGTGCCCACCAACACCTCGATGCCTGCGGGCTCGATGCCGCAGGTGCCGCCGAACCTGATGCCAAACCCCGGCATGCCGCCGGGTGCGCCGCCTGTCGCCGGTCAGCCAACGATGCCCGCGCAGCAGCCGCCATCACCGCTTGGACAATATAACCAATGAGCAAGCCCGACCCGCCTGCCGCACCCAACCCGGTCGATACCGCTGCCGCCTCGACGTCGACCAATGTCGGCACCGCGATCACCAACGCGTTCTTGAATAATACGAACCAGATCACGCCGACCGGTAACCTGACCTACAATCAGACCGGCAACTATACGTGGAACGATCCCTACACCGGGCTCAACGTCAACATCCCCGAGTTTACGGCCACGCAGACCCTGTCGCCGCAAGAGCAGGCGATCCAAGACCAGATGCAGGGCGCGCAGTTTAATCTTGCGGGCATGGCGAACGCTCAGTCGGCGCGCCTGCCGGGACTGCTCAACCAGAACGTCAATCTCGGCTCCGCCCCTGCGGCGGGCGATCCCAATGCGCTCGCGAGCGTGCCGGGACAGCAGACCCAACTCGATACGTCGGGCCTCGCCGGTGCCTCGAACATCCAGTCGAACTACGGCAGCGACTTCGATCTCGCTTCTGTGCAGAAGGCGTTGATGGGGCAGATGCAGCCTCAACTCGATGTCCAGAAGCAGCAACTGCAGCAGCAACTCGCCGACCAAGGCATCAAGTACGGATCAGCCGCCTACAACAACGCGATGATGCCGTTCGCGAACCAAGAGAATAACGCGTGGATGCAGTCGATCACCAACGCCACGGCGCAGCAGGCGCAGGCGATGCAGACCGCGAACGCGCAGGCGCAGTTTCAGAACGCCGCGCAGCAGCAGGCATTCCAGCAGTCCGCGACCCAAGGCGATTTCACCAACAGCGCGCTGCAGGCGCAACTTAATCAGGCGAACACCGTCTACGGCGCGCAGAACCAGACGCGCGCGAACTGGCTCAATGAGCAGTACGCTGCGCAAAACCAGCCGATCAACCAGATCACCTCGCTGCTGTCTGGCACGCAGGTCACCAACCCGAACTTCGTCACGACGCCGAACAACCAAATTCCGACCACCGACGTTTCTGGCCTGATCAACAATCGCTTCTCGCAGGACATGAGCGTCTATCAGCAGCAAAGCCAGAACTACAATTCGCTGATGGGCGGCATCTTCGGCATGCTGGGCGGCGTGGCGAAACTCGGCATGGGCATGTCGGATCGCCGCGAGAAGGAAGACCTCGACAAGATCGCCACCGTGTTTGCCGCCGACAATGACGGTGATCGTCACGAACTGCCGATCTACGCCTATTCGTTCAAGCGTGATCCGACATCGCAGCGTCACATCGGCCCGATGGCGCAGGACGTCGAGAAGTTCAAACCCGAGGCTGTCGCTGACATCGGTGGCCGCAAATTCCTCGACCACGGTCAGGTCATGGGCTCAATCCTGAGGGCAGCGTGATGGCGGCACCTCCCACGATGCAACAGATCGCGGCACAGACCGCGCTACGCAAGCGGATCGCGTTGCAAATGATGGCGCAGCGCCAGCACGCCGCGCCGCGAACAATCGCAACGTCTGCCCTCAACACTCCTCCGATGGGTGATGCCAACGTGATGCAGTATCTGGCGCAGCAGCAGGCGTTGCAGCAGGCGGCACAGGATGCCGAGCGCCGCAGGCTGCTTGAGCAACAGCAAGAAGCGCAAGACCAGCAGCCACAGATGGTGGCAGGGGGCGTGTGATGGCAACCGGCGAATTTATGTTCGATGCGAGTAATCCGGGTAGCTACGCGGACATGGAGTTGCGCCAGAAGATTGCGCTGCAACTCATGAACAAAAAAAATCCCTACCCGAAAACATTCGGCGAGGGTCTCGCGTCACTGGGCAACAGTCTCGGCGACATCGGCATGGCGCGAATGATGCTGCAGCAGCAGGCTGCGCTCACTGCCGCCAGAACGGCACAGCAGCGAGCCGGAGACGCTGCCGCGACGGGCGCCTCGCTTCCGGCGACGACGGGGCCGCTCGCCAGTGACGACACCGAGACGCCAGACAGCGAACCGCCAGCCAAAGTGGCCTCGCTGACGCCGTCGGAGACAAGCGAACAACCGCAGCAACCTGCGCCGCCTCCGGTTGCCCCGAGCGTCGTTGCGCCTGAGGCTCCGGGCCAGCCGACCGCTGTACCTGCGTTCACGGCGCCGCCCTACATGAAGGACGTGATCTCCCGGATGGAGCCCGATCCCGCGATGCGCCAATACTACGGCACGATGGCGGCCAAGGAAGCGGGGAGCCCGACCGAAGTGTCTCCGACCGGTGCTGCGGGGCCATTCCAGTTTCTGCGTTCGACCGGCCAGCAGTATGGCCTCAACGGTCCTGGCTTCGACAACCGTACCAATCCCGAAGCCTCGATGAAGGCGATGCAGGCTTTTACCAACGACAACATCGCAACGCTGACCGACAAGCTGGGCCGACCGCCGACGCTCGCCGAACTGGCGCTGGCGCATCAGCAGGGACCGGTCACCGCAGCGGCGATGCTCGCTGGCACGGGCAACGCATCGCCACGCAATCTCGCTGTCAACAACGTCTCTCCCAACGCCTCGCCTTCCGCTGCAGCCAACAAGATCATGTCCTACTACGGGCTCCCGAACACGCCGGTCGGTGGCAATCCTCGCGCCGCCGTCGCGGCCACGCTTGCGCAGCAGCAGCCGCAAGCACCACCACCGCAAGCGCCCGCGCCAAATGGGGTCGGTGCGCCGTACCAGATTGGCAACCCAACCGGAGATCAGACGGCAAACGCCGCAGCCCTTCAGCAATATGCCGCCAGCCTGCAAGCACCGCAGGCACAGCAAGTGTCGCAGGCGATGTCCGGCACGCCCGAGCAAGGCGACCGGCTGGCCTACTCGTTCGACCGCTTGAACCCGCAACCGAACGTCGCCGAACTGTCGGGCGCTGGCGCCATTCCGATGACGTCGCAGGACGCCGCGCAGGCGCGCCTGTTGGGCGACGTGACCGGCATGGGTGTTGGCGACAAGGGTTACGACTACGCGCCCACGGCCTCGCTTGGCCGCGTGGGCGATGTTCAGAGCGATGCGCCGCCGATCACGGGTGTCAGTCCGAGGGTCGGCAACGCCGTCACCGACACCACGCAGCAGATGCGTGACGCCATCACCAACGCGATCATGCAGCGCGATGCACCGGCACCGGAGGTGCCGCAAGCAAACCCTACTCCAGCGGCGAGCGCACCGACCGAGACGCGCTTGCCGCCATCGATGTTGACGACGACGACGGCTGGTTCACCGCCTGAGGCGGCGGGCAACCGGCCTATCGTGGTGCCCGATGTCACGCCGATGCCTGTCGGGCCCGCGCCAGCACCCGGTGCGCAGATGGCGCAGAACGTGCCATCGGTCCCGGTCGCGCGTCCCGCGCCGCAGCCGAACATGACGCCCGCGCCGGTTGTCCCGACTGACCCATCCATCGCCAACAGGCCGACCGAGCCGCCCGCGCCGCCGCCGGAGCCGCGCACGAACGCTCAAAAATACTACGAAGACCTGAAGGCGAAAGAGCAGGACCCGGTGATGCGGCAGTTCTATCAGGACCGCATCGCGCCGCTTGAAGCCGAGCGCGCTCGCCGCGAAGCGATCACGATGAAGAAGTACGAAAGTGATCGCTCGCTGTTTGATCAGAAGGTTCTGCAGTGGGATCAGCGCAACTCCCCGCTGGGGCAGGCTCAGACGACCGAAGCGCAGTCGAAGGCGGCGGCTGCTGCCGATGCTGCCGTGATCAGCGCGAAGACCGGGCTACCCGCCGCCGACGCCGTCGCGAAATTCGACGCGATGAAGAAGGGCGCGGAGAAGGATGCCTACGCGTTGCAGCAGTTGAGGATCGCCAAAGAGGCGCTTAACAGCGGCGTCGTGTCCGGTGTTGCCGGAGAGTTCAGGCTCAATGTGGAAAGGGCAAAGGCGCTCTTCGGCTCCAAGAACGCCGCCGATCTTGCTGCTCGAAGCGAGCAGTTCCTGACGGCGGTCAAATCGACGGTCGGCAACGCGTTGCAAAACTTCCAGCCGGGTGACACGCGCGTCACCAACAGCGACGTCGTCGTGGCGTCGGGCATGATTGGCGCCGATCTCGGACTGCAAAGGGCGACGCAAATGAGGTTGCTCGATGCCCAGTTGGACGACGTTCACAAGCGGATCAACACCTACGAAGACCTGAAGGACCGATATCTCGGTGGCACCAAAACCGAAAAACTTTTCGATGTTCCGTTCGATCCCATCCACCCCGATCCCGCCGTCGCCGACGCCTACACCAAGAAGCTTCTCGCCAATCAGGACAACAAGGCGGCGAGGGACCAGTTCGATCAGAAGTTCGGGTCGGGCTCCGCGCAGTTGGAAATTGAACGCGCCAAGCGCCGCTCCGGTCTGTCGGGAGTGAAGTGATGGCCGAGCCGAATATTTTTTCCGACGAAGACGCGCTCGCGCAGAAGAAGGCGGCTGCGGCTGCTTCGGGCGGGGATGCAGAAAATATTTACGGCGGCTTGCCACCGGCTGGCTTCACGGCGCCGCAGCCAGACCCGGTCCCGGTCTACCACGGCGCGTTGCTGCCATTCTCGCGCGACAGTTCCGGTCATGTTTATTTTGACCCGACCGGCGCGGGCCCGCTGGCCGCGATCAAGCATGCGTTCACGTTGCCCGGTCGCGTGATGAGCGGCGAGACGCCGATGCCATCGACGTTTGACCCAGCCGCGAACGATCCGAACACCGCGCCGATGATGGGCGAGCTTTTGAATTTTGCTGGCGCATTCGGTCCCGGCGTCAACCCGATGGTGCGATCCGGCGACCCCGCGATCCCCGGCGTCAGGATGGCCCCGAAGGACATGACGCTGGCCAAGACGCCGTCCCGCGCTGAAC